TGGTGTGGCGCAATGGCAGCGCAACTGATTTGTAATCAGTGGGTTGCAGGTTCAACTCCTGTCACCAGCTCCAAAAATAAACGCACGAACGATTAAAACGAATCGTCCGTGCGTTTTTCTTTTTGCTTAAAATGCCTTAAAACCTCCTGAATGAACATGACAATCTAACAAACAATCTAACAAATCAATACTTCATCTTTTGCATTTCCTGCAACAGATAATCCGGGTCATTGTGGGAGACGTACTTGTTGGCTGTGGTGGAGAAATTTTTGTGGCCCAAGATGGCCTGCACGGCGGTCTTTTCCAGGCCGCACTCCACCATCTTGCTGCTGGCCGTGTGGCGCAGCGTATGCGGATGCACTCCCTCTATATGGCACTCCTGCATCAAGGTTCGAAACTTTGTAGCCACGTTGCGCTTGTCCAGCTTTGTACCGGCTTTGGACGGTATCAGCCACTCACAGCCGCTGTCAAGCATCCAAAAGGCAATAATTTTATAAATGGGGTCCAAAATAGGGATAATGCGGTTTTTGCCCGCCTCGGTCTTTTCGCCGCCCTGCATATACCGCTCTTTTAGATGCACATCGTCGCAGCGCATGGAGAGCAGCTCATCGATACGCATACCGGTGTAGAGCAGCACCATTGCGATTTGCGCTGTCTGCCCAAGCTTCGGGTCGTCTTGTCGGCTGCTTATTTGCTCTATCTCTTGAGCGGTCAAGGTGCGCTCTGCCTTGCCTGTAGCCGCCGGGAGCTGCAAGAGCATGGCATAGTTTTTGTTTATGATGTCCTGAGCCATTGCCCACTCGCAGATCTGGCTGAAAAGTGTGCGCTGCTTTTCGCAGGAGCTGCGGGAGAGGCCCTTTTCCACCATCTGGTCAATCACTTGTTGATAGTCTGCGGCTTTTAAGTCTCGGAGCTGTCGGTCATACAGCAGCGAAGCCTTTGCATAGGCCAGCTCATAACCCTTTTTCATGTCAGTGCCGAGCTTTTCAAATTTGGGCTGCGCTTTCCATTGGGCGTAGGCATCCGCAAAAGTGCATTTCAGACGCGCTGCGGGGGTGTTCTGGGCGTTGTAAGCGTCCAGTGCTTGTACTGCTTCACCCGGCGTCGCAAACGTCCCCAGAACGTCTCGCTTGGCTGTCAGGGCCACATACGGCTTTGACCTCGTCCCGCTCAACTTATATACACTGCCGCTGCCCTTTGGGCGGCGGCGCTTTTTTCTTTGCTGCGGGGCGGCTTCGGGCTGCTTCTTGCCGCAGTATGGGCAAAAAGATGCATCATCCGGTATTTCCCGACGGCAGCAGGCGCGAATACACCTCAACGCTCTTCACCTCGCTTTGCAGTATAGTCGGTCTCGCCGCTCTTCGCGGCCTCTTTTCCCGCCTGGTATGCCGACTGCAGAAGACTCACCGGAGGCTGGACTTCCCACGGGATCGGGTCTGTTCCTGTAGCCACGGCGAACCCGTAATTGTCCAGTATTTGGCCGCAGACGGATACCTTGTTTTGCAAGGGAGTGTGCAGGTTTGCGCACACCTCAGCAAACACCGCCGGTGGATAGCTGCCATGTCGGCCCAAAAGGATAAACAGCACCATCTCTTTTACAATTCGCGGCGCTGTGCGAAAGTATTCTGTAAGCGCCTCATCCAGCTCTTCGTCTGATTTGCGCTGTACGGGCTCTTTATAAAGTTCTGGGTGCAGCATTTCTTGCATGGCGGGGAGCGGAGAAGTCCCGCAAGCCTCAAACCAGTCCATTATCTTGTCAGCTGGTGGGCTGGACGCCCCGCACTCCCAGCTCTGGATCGTAGCCTTTCCCTTGTTGATCCGGCGGGCCATGTCGACTTGGCTCAAGCCTGCCGCGACTCTGGCCCGCGCCAATGCGACACCAAGCTTTTCCGCAGTAAAGTAGCTCATCAATTATAACCTCACAAATTTCCATGCCATAAAAACAAAAAGTGACATGGGAAAAACCCATGCCACTCGACAGAGCGGAAGTCCTTCAAGTTTTCCCATAAAATGGTAAAATCTAAAACAAGTTGGACAAATTGAACAAAAACAGAGGTGAAATAAAATGGATTTCGAGCAAAGAAACGGCAAAGAAAACGAAATGACCATCATTGACGGGATGCCTGCCACCATTTTGACCGGCACGGCCCGAACACCTGAACCTTGGGAGGACTAAAGATGGACAAGATGAAGCTGTTTTGCACCCACATCCGCGCCGCGCTGGCCTGCTATGAGGATATGCCGCCCGAGGGACAGGCTCGGGCTCGACTTTTTGTGATCCGCAAGTCCGGGGATCTCCGGCAGCTCAAGGCCGCAGCAGACGCACCCGGTGGGGAGCTTGCCGCTGAACTGTTGCAAAAATTGCAACAACCTTGCAACCACGGATAGCAACGTGCATATTTTGCACGTTGCTCGCACGAAACGCGCGTATTTAGCAAAAAGTCAGCGTAAATTTCAGCGATTCAGCGCAAATGCTAAATTTTTCGCGCATTTTTGCGCGATTAAACGCGCTTGACGCGTTACAATCAACGGTTGTATAATGTGGTTGTTACCTACATATCGAGCATCGAAATGTTGGAGTCGAGCTCAGACTTCCCTTTTTCGGTTAAAAAATACTTGCCTTTTTCATTCATCTGGATAAAGCCCCGTTTTTCCAGCGTCTGAAGATGGTAGCCAACATTTTTTATGCCATACTCAAACCACCAAAGCCCCGGATAACCATATCTCGGGTGCGGATATGTCCCATATGAGCAATATTTCAGCAATGCAATTTCGGTTCGGTACAATCCATTCGCGGTAGAGGATTGATTTTGCATCTGCTCTGCAAACGGAATCACTCGACGCATACCATTCACGGCATCAAGAGCAAAAGACGGAACATAATCCTTATAATAGGATGGTTCTTGATAATACTTTTGTTCTTCTGCCGGAATGGGCGGTTCTTCTCCATTCATAAACGAAAACGCTGTAAATAAATCCATTGGTTACACCTCTTGCAAAGCGGAGTGTTTCATTTCAAGATACGTTTTAGATCGGAGTGGCATTCGGTCTAAAAACGGCTCAAAAGATGCATACCATCTTTGCGTAGAGTTTGAGCGGCCACGTTCAGTCTTGAGACCGGAAAGCTTCTGGGCCTGTTTTGCATAGGCATTATCTATCAGCACATTTACGGTTTCAGCAGTGGTTTCCGGGTCAAGCGCCTGAGCTTTCAAGGCTGGAAGGTCACAGGTGAATTTTATTCCCTTCTGTTGCAGCTCTATCATGTTGTCGAGACGTTCCAAAGCAAGGTCATACCGAGAGAAAAAAGTATCTGGGTCTGCCGTTTTCTGCATGATATTCAGGGAATCTTGAAATTCATCCATGAAAATCTTGGCGTTCATCTGGTCAATTTCTGCTATTGTTTCTTCTGGGGTGATCTTATCAATGCTTTCCATTGCAGGGAAATCAAAAGCATCTGGAGCAGCTGCGGTGTCTCCTGAATGATAAGAGCGGTATTTGGTTTTGTTATAATCGACAACGCAAAGTGCTGCAACCAAAAAAGGAAAGGCAAAGAAAGCGACAAACAAAAGGGAAATTTCTGAAATATTGAAAGAAGGCTTCCAGATGCTCAGTATAGGACACAAGCAAATTAAACCAATAGCAAAGCAACCAGCCCATTGCAAAAGCGTAGGCCTTGCGTCTTTCCATTTTACGGATGCTTGCTTGTACGGCTCTCTTCTCTGAATTGTAGAACTAGAAGGAGCTGGAGAAAACATAGCTTTTGCTATCGCACGTTGTGTGCGTTTGCTTGGCGTGATTGCCTTCCCGACTTTTTTAAGCCACCGTTTGTTTGCGCGGTCTCGCTGAGTATAAATAGATACCTTCCTGCGGCCGCCTCGTGCCATACCGCAACACCTCACACATAACAATTATATAAGGAGGACAAAGCAAAATGCAGGACACATCTTTTAGCCCGGACGAAATCAGAAAAATCATCGAAAAGCTTAAGAGTGACCCTGCATTCCGTCAGAAAGTCCTCGATATTCTAAACAGCTAAATCACAGCAACGCCCGGATCGCATTCTTTTTTGCGTCCGATGCGGCCATGATTTTTCTTACAAGCTCAGCATCTTCTGGGGACAGCCCACTCAGGCTTACCGTCTCCAGGGCGCTGGGCTTTTCTTTTTGCTCTTCTCCCATAAGCTCTTCAATGGAAATTTGTAGAAAATCAGACACAAGCAATAGCTTATCTTTCGGCGGATAGCGCTTTCCATTAGCCCATTTTCCTACTGTTCCGTTGGCGAATTTCAAATCTTTCTCCATTTTTGTAATGGAACTGCCTTGATTTTTACACGATACACGGATGAATTTCACTAGTTCGGGCAAAGAACGCATAAAAAACTCCTCCAATAGCCTAATTTTCTATTGACAACTAGAAAATTAGGCTATATAATAGAGAGCGTAAGGGGCAAACAAAACCAAAGCCCCTGACAATATTATATCGGGCAGACGCTAGATTTTATTCACTTTGTACCTCGCAACTACATAGTAGCATATTTTCTAGTGATTTTCAAGCCCGGAAAGGAGAATTTCTAGTGAATGTTTCAAAAATCGACCAGTTTTGCAAGCTGCACGGGCTGAGCCGCACCGATCTGGAGGCGGCGGCAGGCCTGAGCAACGGCGCAATCGGAAAGTGGGAGCGCTCGATTTACGGCCCCAGTATCTCGCAGCTGCTCAAGCTCGCAAAGTATTTCAAGGTCACACTGAACGAGCTTGTGGTCTACGATGAGGAAGGAAAAAGAAAGGAGAATACAAGTGCCTGATTTTGAAACCTTTTTGCTTGCGCTTGCATCGATTGCGCTCATTGTCGTTGCTTTTGGCTTTTCGTGGGCAATTATATCTGGCCTCTGGTGGCTCATTTGTCACTTTGTCGGATGGCAGTTCACCTTCGGTGTGGCCACCGCAATCTGGATTGTGGCGATGCTCCTGAAATGGGTGACAAGCCATGATTAAGCCTGAACCGTGGACTGGCCGTCTGATTGGCCGAATGCACAACAACCAGATTACAGTAGACGACGTAGCAAAGCATCTTGGATTTTCGAGAAGCTACTGTTCACTGATTTTGAACAGCAAGCGCAACCCTCCCGGCATTCGGGAAAAGATGGAAACTGCCGTCAGCGAGATCATCAAGGAAAAGGAGGACAAAACGGCATGAGCGAATTAAACAATCTCATCCCCGTTAGCTACGAAAACCCGGAGCGCCCCACGGTGAGTGGCCGGGAGCTGCACGAGTTTTTGCAGGTCAAGACGGCCTATAAGGACTGGTTTCCCCGCATGGTGGAGTACGGCTTCACCGAGGGTGAGGATTTCAACCCGCTCAAAATTGAGCGGGTTCAGGACGAGGGCGGGCGCAAAGTCAGCCGAACACTCGATGACCACCAACTCACCATCCCAATGGCCAAAGAGCTCTGCATGATCCAGCGCAACGAGCGTGGCAAGCAGGCCCGGCAGTATTTCTTGGCCGTGGAGGCGCAGTGGAACAGCCCGGAAGCGGTCATGCGCCGTGCGGTGCTTATTGCAGACCGCAAAGTGAAAGAGCTGCAAAGCGTGAACCGCAGCCTGCTGGCCGAGAACAACGACCTGAAGCCGGATGCAGAGTATGCCCGGGCGGTGTGCGTGGGCAAGAACTGCCGCACCACTACCAGCCTTGCCAAGGATTACGGCCTGAGCGCCGAGAAGCTCAACAGCATCCTTCACGGCCTGAAGATCCAGTACAAGACCAGCGACGGCCAGTGGGTGCTATACGCCAAGTATTGCGGCAAGGGCTACACCAAAAACCGCAAATCCACGCCGTTCCAGCACAAGAGCACCGGCGAGTGGGACACCAAGAACACCACCGTATGGACAGAAGCCGGACAGCGCTTTATCTATGAGCAGCTCAAGGCCGTGGGAATGCTGCCCAGCGTGGAGCGCAGGCAAAGCGTGGAGCAGATGGAGCTTGCCGCCCAGCAGAACACCGTCACGGCTGGGAAGTTTGTTAAGGAGGTATAAGCATGAAAAAAGTTATTGTAGGCGTAGTGTCCGTATTGGCAAGCGCTTTGCTGATGGCCGGATGCAATAAGCAGGTGATAGACCTGACGTATAGCTACTCATGGGCGCAGCTGAAAATGCCTGATGGAACGATTGTCGAGGGCAATGTCGAAAGCTGGTGCGACTATGAAGGCGACCAGCTTCAGGTTGTGATTGACGGTGTGACCTATCTGGTTCATTCGTCCAACATTGTCATGTGTCATTAATGCAAGGAGGATCTTTGTGAAAACCACGATGCGCGATAAAGTTTTCCAGCTGATCGGCAAGTATCAGTTCTTAGAAGAGGACTTCCGTTCAAGGTCATTTTTCAAGTCCGGGCCGTTTTGCGGCCCGTATGGCCGGTCGGAGGAAGATATAAAAGCAAAGATGTGTGGCCAGTTCTTGGCCGATTTGAACAAGCTGCTGGAAGAGGACGAAGCTGCAGCAGCCCAGGAAGACCCCCGCAAGACCGCCCCGGCGGGCAAGTGGTGCGCGAACTCAGCGGCACAGGCAGCTGAGTTCGCCGCAAAGGAGGCACGGAACAATGGGTGAAGCACTGGCGATCATCATCGCGTTTGCCGCCCTTCTGGGCATCTCGTGGGGCGTTACCTGCACCGCCGTGTGGGCCATCTGCACATTGATGCACTGGACGTTCACCTGGGCCGCCGGAACGGCGGCGAGTTTGCGGAAGTATAGCCGTAAAAAGCACTGCAAAACCAAATTGAAAGAAAGGAGCAGGCCATGCAGAAGCCGAGCCTTACGATAGGCGAATGCGTCCAGATCCTTCGGGACAACAACATCTCAAAGACCGAAAAGGTCCTGGGAGCTCAAATTCAGGCGGGAGTTTTCCCGGAATGGTCAAAGCCATCCGTAGGAACAAAAGAGCCTTGCCCTGACATCTCCCGCGCCGGTTTTATGGCGTGGGTGAAGGACTTTTACAAGCTCGAAAAGGTTTATACAAAGGAGGAACCGAGAGAATGAGAAAGAAACCGATGAATTTTCGACTCATCTTAGCGCTGGACGGGCTGGCTTTGCTGGCAATCATCGGCGCGGTGCAGGTGGTGCGCTGGGCCTGCTCCTGGCTGGCCGTTGCGCTGGCTTACTGGGGCGGCTGGGACATCGCCGAGGCTGCGCATACCGCGCCTTGGATTATTGTTGCATCCACTGCCGGGCTGACAATGTCGCTTTATGGGATGCATGAGGACAACAAACGGTATAAGCGCAGCGGCTACGGCAAAATCGTCCGCAACCACGCCCGCCCCCAAGAGCCGGAGTACCGGCAGAACCGGAGGGACGCATGAAAACAAAAAAGCCCGCCGGTGTTCCAGCACCGGCGGGCCTGCAAGGGGTGATGGCTTCTCTAGCCCATCACCCCGGAGGATAACACATCTGGAGAAAAACTGCAAGCCTGTAACCGATAAAAGAATCGGATTACATAGTCAATCATCATTAACAAAAGGAGACTATCTATGGAAACGAATGTAAGCAGCTTACTCGACATGGCCAACGGGGCGATCAAAGAGCGTCTCGACTATGAGATGGGCCGGGTCATCCAGAACATCGGAGACCCCAACACCAAGGCAGCGGCCAAGCGGACCATCACCGTCAAGATCATCCTTGAGCCGGACGAAGAGCGCCAGCACATCGAGGTAAGCGCCACTGCTTCCAGCACGCTGGCACCCATGCACCCGGTCAAGACTGCGCTTGCGGTCGGCAATGAGGAAGGTCATGTTGTGGCAGTGGAACTCACTCCGCAGATCCCCGGCCAGTTTGACACTTTCGGCGGAGTAGCACCGCAACGCAAAGTCCTCAAGTTCGACGAAATTTACACCGCATAAAGAAAGGAAAACATCATGGACATCAAGAACAGCTTCCTCGCAGACGCAATCAACACTCTGGCCGATTTGGGCAAAAAGTCCGCAGAGCCGAAAGCCCAGACCGTGAACGGTCGCAACTTCCTTGTCACCGGCAGCAGCTACGAAGAAATCGAGCCGCTTGAGCTTCCCAAGCCGGAGAGGGCAGTCACCCGCAGCCTGAATGCTCTGGCCGCGCTGGTAAAGACCGAGATTGATTCCTTCGTCGATCATCCGCTCTACATTTCCTGCGAGAAATACGACCATGTGCGGGTATTCACCCGGCCGAACGCAACTGATGACCTGCACCGCTGGACTCCTTACGAGGCGATTGCCTCTGACCTCCCGCCGATGATCGAGGAGGTACGGTGGAGCTTTGACGAAGCGCAGATCAAACTGCGCTCCATGTTCCAGCGGGCTTCCGATGGCAATACCAATGACGTGGATTACATTCTCAGCCTGCTTTCCCACATGAGCGTAGACCAGAGCGTCAAGAGTGATGACAACGGAGTGACCCAGACCGTACAGGTCCGTAAGGGTGTCAGCTTTGTTGAGACCCAGCGGGTGAATCCCATCGTGAAACTGGCCCCTTACCGCACTTTCCAAGAGGTCGAACAGCCGGAGAGCGAATTTGTTTTTCGCGTCTACGATGACCGCAGCATCAGCCTGACGGCAGCAGATGGCGGGATGTGGAAAATGGCCGCACGAAGCGCCGCGCGGCAGTATCTCCTTGCAGCCCTTCGTGAAGAAGTTGACTCAAAGCGCGTCATTGTGACTCTGTAAGTGCCCATTCGGTCGCCGCAGCTCATGAAACAGCATGAACAGACGCGGAGGGTGGGTATGGGGAATCGTTACAAGAGGGAGATAAACATGAATGGCAAAAACAAGCGCTGGCTCGAGCAGCGGTGGGACATGAACCAGCCCGCCCGGATGGCGCACATCCACCAGAAGAAGGAGAAGAAAAAGGTGAGCACGGTACAGATCTTTGACGCGGATTTGCGTTTTGTCAACGAAATCCCCATGCCGAACACGCTGGCGGGCATCCAGTACGCCGACCAGCTGGCAGCAGAAAAGCCGGGCCGTCTGTACGTCGTTATGGACGAGCACCGGCAGAAGGTTTACCAGAGGTGACGTACATGACTTTAGAGCAAAAGGAACGCCGCAAAGCGGTTCTTCGGTATGCAGTCAGTGCCCCCGAATGGAATCTTGCGCTCAAGCATCGGGCGGCAGCAGAGCTTACGAAATGCGCAGGCCTCTTGATGAGCGTAAGCCAGATGATGCTTGCGACCGACGCGGAGGACCGTTTTTATCCGGGCAGATTAGATTATGGGATGTCTCCGACGGGATATGCAAAAGCCATTTCGGATGCAGAGTACAGCCTCGGCGCAGCCGCTTCGGCGCTGGAAACCGTAGTTGCTTTGGCGGATGAGTCAAACGCCTTCCCGCTTATCAGCTCCACCCAGACCGGCGGGTTAGATGACGCGATGGGAAACATTGAGGCGGCCTACAATTCTGGTCTTGGGTGGCTGGCAGATCTGTGCCGGGTACACGGGATGGATGAGGTGACATACAATCATGGATAAAATGACCATTTACGAGCAGTGCCGGGAAGTCCCCAAAGACGCCCAGAAGCCTATCGCAGCGGGTCGCCTGAAGGGCAAGACCGACATTAACCCCATGTGGCGCATCAAGAAGCTGACTGAGCTTTTTGGCCCGGCTGGTATGGGCTGGAAGTTCGACCCGCCGGTGTTCGAGGAAAAGACCGGAGCAAAGGGCGAAGTTGTCGTGCAGTGCTTTACGAATTTGTACGTCAGGCAGGATGATGGGGAAGCGTGGAGCGCCCCCATCCCCGGAGTGGGCGGCTCTATGCTGATTGCGTTGGAGTCAACGGGGCTCCGAACGGATGATGACGCTTACAAAAAAGCGTATACGGATGCTCAGAGCGTGGCCTGCAAGGCGCTTGGAATCGGCGCGAGCGTGTACTGGAAAGATGAATCCACCAAGTACACCCCGCCTCCGGCCACTCCCGCCCCGGTGTGCACCTGCTGCGGAAAGAAAATCATCGGCATCAAAACCAAGGACGGGAAAAAGATGACTGCTGAGCAGGCAGCAGAACGAAGCAAGGCAAAATATGGGCGTATACTCTGCGTAGAATGCGCAAAGAAACAGCCGAAAGAAGATGGAGGAATGTCTCATGCTTAACCTCGTAGCATTGATGGGCCGTCTGGTCTACGACCCGGAGCTCAAGACCGCCCAGAACGGCACCAACGTGTGCAGCTTCCGCATCGCGGTTGACCGCAGCTTTGCCCGGCAGGGCGAAGAGCGCAAGGCCGATTTTATCGACGTCACCGCGTGGCGGCAGACTGCCGAGTTCGTCTGTAAGTATTTCCAGAAGGGCAGCATGATCGCCATCGAAGGCAGCTTGCAGACCCGTCAGTACCAGGACAAGAACGGCAACAACCGCACAGCTACCGAGGTTCTTGCGTCGCGGGTGAGCTTTTGCGGCGGAAAGGCCGCAGAGAAGCCCGCTGTGCGCGATTTCGACCAGCAGACGGAAAATCATGTGCGCGAAGCAAACACCGCTCACAGCGCCCCGCAGAAGTCTCAGAACGTACCGGAGTATTCGCAGGGCAGCGCAGACGATTTTTCGGTCATCGACGACAGCGAAGACCTCCCGTTCTAAGCCGAGAGCTGTGCTATCTGGCTATACGGGCGTGTAAAGGAGGTGATTGAGTGGCGCAGGACGATAAAAAGTCATTTGTGGCGTATCTGAGCTGGTTCGACGCGCTGGAAGAATACTCCGACGCAGAGGTTGGGCAGTTGATGCGAGCTCTTGCACGGTATGCCAAAACCGGAGAAAAACCCGAATTTTCAGACCGTGGGATGCGTGTCAACTGGAAATTTATGTGCAGCGACGTAAAACGGGCGTCTGAAAAATGGGATGAAACCCGCAAGAAACGCAGCAACGCCGGAAAACGCGGTATGGCAAAGCGCTGGGGAAAGCCTGAAGACATAACAAAAATAACAAACGATAACAATGTTAATGACGACATAACAAAAATAACTGTAGATGTAGATGTAAATGGAGATGTAGATGTAGATGGGGATGTAGATGTTGTAAAGCGCGATAACACCGCCGCCGTTGATATGGAGTTATCAAAAATCGTCCAGCATTACCAACGTGCTATCGGCGACTTCCCGCGTTCGGCACTGGAAAAACTGCAAAAATGGCGGCAGGAGTACAGCACGGAGATGATTTTGCTGGCGATCGACAAGGCCGCAGAAGCTGGCAAGCGGTCGTGGAACTACATCAACGGCATCCTGTATGGCTGGCAGCGGGACGGGATACGCACCCCGGGGGACGTGGCAGCGAATGAGCAGCGCCGACAAGAGCAGCCTCGCGGGAAGCAAGCCACAGAAAGCACCGCAGAAGCATACGCAAATATTTTCAAGGGGGTGAAACCGTGACAGTGGAGATGATGACAAAGCTTCTTGCGGACGCTGAGTCCTATTTTGGACGGCCTCAGACCGCAGAGAACCGCGCAAGCATCGCGGAGATCTGGGCGAACTCATCGCTCAAGGATGTGCCGGATGAGATGGCCTATAAGACATTCCACGAGGTGATTTCGGAGTGCAGCTGGCAGAGCCAGCTGCTCCCGGCGTGGAAAAAGGCCATCGAAAAGGCCCAGGGTGAGCAGATGCTGGCGAAGCACTGCCTTGCTGCCCGCACCCGGATGCTCAAGTCCAAGGCAGAAAGAAAGCTTCTCGGGCAGGAAAACCAGAACGGAGGACGAAAATGCCTAGATACAAAGTCATTGTAGAGTGCAGCGGCCCGCACGGGAACGCGGCGCTTACATACCGCATCAATACCGCAAGCCGGTTTGCGGCAGAGTTCCGGGCCTGCCAGCTGTCGGGAGACCATTACCCCGAGTATCGGGACATCAAACCGGTGAGGACGGAGGCGTTGGATGAACACAGACGTAATGTTTAGTAGCGTTACAGACCAATGGTCAACTCCTCAGGATTTCTTTGACGGGCTGAATGAAGAATTTCACTTCACACTTGACCCATGTGCGGATGAACTAAATCACAAATGTGCCAGGTTTTTCACAAAAGAACAAGATGGTTTGGTTCAGAGCTGGGACGGCGAGCGAGTATTTTGCAATCCGCCATACGGAAGAGAAATAGGCAAGTGGGTGCAAAAAGCATCTGAGGCTCACGCTCTGGTGGTGATGCTGCTTCCGGCCAGAACAGACACAAAGTGGTTTCATGATTTCATCTACCAAAAGCATGAGGTGCGCTTTGTTCGTGGCCGGTTAAAATTTGGCGGACAAAAAAATTCTGCACCCTTTCCGTCCATGGTAGTGATTTTCAGATGCAAAAATCAGAAGGAGGCATGCAAAAATGACAATGACGCCGTGTAAAGACTGCCCTGCACGGCACCCGGTATGCCACGACACATGCCCCAAGTACGCCGAGTTCAAGCGACAGCGGGAAGCGGAAGCCGCTTACACCAGAGAGATGCTAGACACAGGCAAGGTCTACCACTACGATTACGAGGACCGCCACCGGGAGCGGGGCCGCAAGAAGTACATGGGAGCGAACGGAGGAGCGGACAGATGAAAGTGCTTATCGCCTGTGAGGAATCGCAGGAAGTCTGCAAGGCATTTCGGGCAAAAGGCCACGAAGCCTACTCCTGCGACATTCAGGAGCCGTCCGGTGGGCATCCTGAATGGCATATCCTCGGAGATGCTCTAATGGCTCTGAGGGGGGGGCAAATCGTTACGATGGACGGCGTGGCGCATGAAGTTGGGAAGTGGGATTTGCTCATTGCTCACCCGCCCTGCACTTATCTAAGCAACGCCGGGGCAAGGCATCTTTGGAAAGGGCATGAGCTTCAGGCAGACCGTGTGATGCTTGGTATTCAAGGCCGAGACCTGTTCATGCGTTTCTGGTGGGCAGATGTTCCACAGATTTGCATAGAGAACCCAGTTCCAAGCCGGGTATTCTGCCTGCCGAAGTATGCGCAGAGCATTCAGCCGTATCAGTTTGGTCACCCATACACCAAAAAAACCTGTCTTTGGCTCAAGGGTCTGCCGCCGCTGATTCCAACCGACATTGTAGAGCCTGTTGCTACATGGTGTCCGTCCGGCTCGTATAGTCATAAGCACGATGCGAAAAATAAGGGGATGTTTACGACTGATCGGGCGAAGAACAGAGCCAAAACATTTCCGGGAATCGCAAAGGCAATGGCTGAACAGTGGGGGTAAGCAGATGAAACTGACCCTCTACGGCGACCCCCGCACCAAGAAAAACTCTGCCCGCATCCTCAAAAGCCGCTCAGGCGGGCGCTTTGTGGCCCCTAGCAAGGCATACGTGGACTATGAGACGGACTGCCTGCGGCAAATCAAAAGGCCACGCAGCCCCATCTCTGCCCGTGTAAACGTGCGGTGCGTGTACTACATGAAAACCGCCCGCCGGGTCGATCTGGCAAACCTCATCGAGGCTACAACGGACATTCTGGTGAAAGCCCGCGTGCTGGAGGACGACAACAGTAAGATCGTCGCCGCCCACGATGGTAGCCGGGTGGAGCTTGACCGGGAGAAACCACGGGTGGAAATTGAGATTGAAGAAATGGAGGAATAACGATGAAAAAATCGACTGCGGTCATGTTCGACCGAGTAAAAGTCATCACTCAAATGGCAAGGCTTAACATGAAAACAAATGATCTTGTTGAGCGGGGTGTCTACCGTAAGGCCGTTTGGAAAGCGCGAAACAATAAGCCTGTCGCAATTTTAACGGCAAGAAAGATTGCAGATACGCTCAACACTGAACTTTCCGACCTTCTTGCCGGGAAAGACCCTGATGAGGTGACTTACCAATGACCCGCACATGGACACCTGACACCGACACACCAAAGCCTGACAGCGGCGTGGATTACCGCACCGTCAAGGCGTGGTTTCAGCAGTGCCGGGACCTTGCGGCGGCTATCGAAGCCCAGAAGCAAAAAATACAGCGCATCCGGGACGTGGCCGAAAAATGCACCCAGAACCTGAGCGGGATGCCTGCAGGTGGTGGCAATGGGGACAAGGTGGGCTTTGCTGTAGAGCAGCTGGACAACGAGCGCCGACAACTTCAGAGGATGGAGACGGACCTATGCAATCTGCGTGTCGAGGCCACCCGGCGGGCATACTGCCTGATAGCCGAGCCGGAATGTGCCGAATCGATTTGCGAGCACTATGTCATGGGCAGGTCTCACAAAGAAATCGCAAAAGAAGTCGGCGTGTGCGGGGCAGATGTGGTCTACCGGCGAATCAAACGCGGATGTATGGCCCTGGCCGAGATATGGGACGAGTTTTCTGACGTGCAAAGTGTACAACATGCACAAGAAAACACAGCGTGATTTTGGAAGGGGTCAGCTCTTTTCAAGTCTGTAAGCTTAGATGTAAAATTCTAATAAGCGGTTCAGCGCTAAGCGGTAGCCGCTTGCCACGCAGCCTCCGAAACGGTTCCTTCCTTGTGACAGGTTTTCATGCTTTCCTGTTCTCCTTCACCGTTTTGCGGGCTGCTTCTATGCGATACACTGACACAAAGGCAGCTTGTCGCTCACGAGAGACAAGAGGCGGTTCGATTCCGCCGTATCGCACCGTATGGCGCATGGACTCATCCCCCACAAAGCTGCACGCTTAACCTCCCGTGCCACGAGAGAAAGCTTTGAATCCCTGAGGGTGTGGGTAGACTTCCCGACGGGATGTGCGTCAAACAACAGCCCTGGCGGAGAACCAGGGCTGTTTTATATGGCCGCCTGAGCGCAGTACGGAGCGCGAGTCAGCTGAGATATTGCTGGCTGGTTCGAGTCCAAGGGCGGTGTTTTATACTCCGGTAGCTCAAGTGGTAGAGCGGCGGTCTCCAAAACCGCATGTTGCAGGTTCGAGTCCTGCCGGGAGTGCTTGCATGATCTGACGAGAGCGGGGAGTGCAATAGCGGGGCATCCGGCCGCGAAAGTTCCGGGTGCAGAGGCTTTGCACCCGACAAGCAAGGCCTCTTATTTTGATATTCTGACCGTTCGGATTTTCCGGGCGGTTTTTCTTTTGCATGAGTTTAGAGAGGTGGTGGCGGTGGGCGCACGGCGGCTGACAGATAAGCAAAAAAAGAAGATCGTTGCGGACTATGTGCAGCTCCAGAGCTACCGTGCAGCCGCAAAGCTGAATGATGTTTCAGACGCGACCGTTAAGAAAGTCGTAAAGGAAGACCCGGAAAGTGCGCGCTTGTGCGCACAAAAAAAGCGGGAAAACTCGAAGGACATGCTTTCTTACATGGAGAGCAAGCAAGGAGAAGCACAAGAGCTTCTCGGGCTGTACCTGAAGGCGATGGCGGACCCGGACAAGATTGCGGAAGCAACACTGCCGCAGTTGTCAACGGCGTTCGGCACCATCGTGGACAAGTTTGCCATGCTGGGAGATCAAAGCAGCATAGAAGTCCCGGACGATGGGCTTGTGGAGGCACTGAGCGCCGCCGCTAACCTCAGCCCGCCGGATGACGTGGAGATGCTGCCAGAGGAAGAGGACGAAAATGCGGAAAAGTAACGGCTTTCGCTGGAAAGCCCTCAGCCAGCGGCAAAAGCAGGTCCTGAGCTGGTGGACGCCGCAGAGCGCATACAGCGGCTACAACGGCATCATTGCCGATGGCGCCATCCGTTCGGGCAAGACCTTTGCCATGAGCTTTTCTTTTGTCCAGTGGGCAATGACCTGCTACAGCGGCCAGCAGTTTGCCATGTGCGGAAAGACCATTGCCAGCTTCAGGCGCAACGTGCTGGGAACACTCAAGCAGCAGCTTGCAGCCCGTGGCTACAACGTCAAGGAGCACCGGGCGAAAAACTGCATGACCGTCAGCAAGGGCGGCAGAATCAACGAGTTTTACTTTTTCGGCGGCAAGGACGAGAGCAGCCAAGACCTGATCCAGGGCATCACGCTGGCCGGGGCATTCTTTGACGAGGTGGCCCTGATGCCGCAGAGCTTTGTCAACCAGGCCACGGCCCGTTGCTCTGTCACCGGGTCGAAGTTCTGGTTCAACTGCAACCCGGGCAGCCCACAGCACTGGTTCTATCTGGAGTGGGTGCGGAAATGCCGCTCCCGCAAGATGATGTATCTCCACTTTACGATGGACGACAATCTGTCACTTTCCGAGGACATCAAGGCCAGATACCGCAGCCAGTACAGCGGCGTTTTCTATCAGCGCTACATTCTGGGCCTGTGGACGGTGGCCGAGGGCCTTGTATATGACATGTTCGACCGCAAGAAGCACGTCGTTGATGAGCTGCCGGCGCTGTCTCCAAAGAGCGCCTATGTGGCGTGCGACTTTGGCACCCAGAACGCAACGGTTTTTTTGCTGTTACAGAAGCAGGCAGATGCAGACTGCTGGATCGTCACCCGGGAGTACTACTACAGTGGCCGCGAACAGAAGCGGCAAAAGACCGTGGGAGAGTATGTTGCAGACCTTAAGGCGTGGCTGAATGGCCTCAAGCCAGAAAGGATCATCGTTGACCCCTCTGCCCTGCCCCTGATTACGGAACTGCGCAAGAACGGCTTTACCCAGACCCCAGCAAATAACGACGTCCTGAGCGGCATTCTGGACGTGCAGACCATGCTGCAGACCGGACGGCTGAAGATCTACAAAGACTGCAAGCACACGCTGGAAGAGTTCGGCGTGTACGCTTGGGACCCGGACAAAGACGACACCGTGCTGAAGGTAAATGACCACTGCATGGACGCTATCCGCTATTTCGTGCGCACAAAGCGCCTTGTGAAACTGAGGGATTGATTTTGAGCACTGTATACACATTCCAGACCTTCCAGCAGGCGCAAGCCGCCGGGGAACAGCCTGATTTCATCCGGCGGTTCGTGCAGCAGCACTGCAGTTCCGGACCTTACAGAATGGCGCTGGACGCTGATCTGTACGACGCCCAGAAAAACCCGGGGGCTGAACGCTTCGCGCAGGCTTACGCTTTGATGCTGAAACGCCTGTCCAAAAACACAAAGCAGGATGTCCTGCACCCCGATATGGTCAAGAGTAATCTTTTCCGGCGGCTCAACAAGCAGCGGGCGACCTACTCCCTCGGAAACGGCGTGGTCTTTGCGGACGATGGCGTGGACAAGGGCAAGCTTGGGCAGAACTTTGATGAGCAGATCCAGAAGGCCGGATATTTCGCCCTGATCCACGGTGAGAGCTTCGGGTTCTGGAACAACGACCATCTGGTGGTTTTCAAGCTGACCGAGTTTGCGCCCCTGTACGATGAGACCATCGGCTCCATGCGAGCCGGGGTGCGGTTCTGGCGGCTGAATCCTGACACGGATATGCACTATGTCCTGTACGAAGAGGACGGCTACACCGAGTACACGGAAAGCAGGATCGGCAGTACCATGCAGGAGACGACCCCGAAGCAGGCGTACAAGAGCGTGACCGTCTCTACCCCCGGCGGCGGGCTGGAAAGCGTGGAGGGCGAAAACTACGGTGCTCTTCCCATTGTGCCGCTGTGGGGCTCCGACCTGCACCAGAGCACCCTTGTGGGGCTGAAAGCCTACATTGACAACACCGATCTGGTGATGTCCGGCTTCTGCAATGACCTGCATGACTTTTCAGAGATCTACTGGCTGTGCGAGAACTTCAACGGCATGACCGATGACGAGCTGCAGGAGTTCCTTGTCAAGCTGAATCTGTACCACATTGCAGGCGCAGACACCAGCCAGGGCGGCAAGATCACCCCCTACACCACCGAGATTCCTGTAGCGGCCCGGGAGACTCTGCTGGAGCTGCTCCACACCCGGGTGTATGAGGACTTCGGCGGTCTGGATGTGCACTGCGTCAGCGCGGACAGTACCAACGACCATTTGGATGCGGCCTATGAACCGCTGAACCAGAACGCGGACGACTTCGAGGCGCAGGTCAAGCCGTTCATCCGGCAGATCTGCGCACTGGCTGGCTTTGACAACGCTATGCCGGCATTCAACCGCAGCAAGATCACCAACACAGCTGAACAGGTGGCAACGGTGATTTCTGAGGCACCCATCATCGGGCAGGACATGGCCATTGACCTGCTGCCCAACCTGACCCCGGAACAAAAGGAGCAGGCCAAAGCCGCGTTGATGGCTGAGAGCGCAACAAGGGAGGCCGTGGACGAGGAGGAGGATGAAGATGGCAGCAGGTGAGACTTACGAAGAGTTTGTGGAAAAGTTCAAGCCGAAAAAGACCACGGACGACTGCTATACACCGCCAGGCGTGTACGATGTCGTCAAGGACTGGGCCTGCAAGGAGTACGGCATCGACCCGGCCAAAATTGTGCGCCCGTTTTACCCCGGCGGCGATTATGAGAATTTCGACTACCCGGAGGGTGCTGTTGTTCTGGACAACCCGCCGTTTTCAATCCTGTCCCGAATCTGCGGATTCTATCTCGATCGTGGAATTCCGTTCTTCCTATTCGCTCCATCTTTGACAGCGTTTTCTGGAAGAGCAAATAATATGCGGATGAACCATATCATTTGCGACTGTAATATCGAGTACGAAAACGGTGCAATCGTCAAAACAAGTTTTGTGACCAGCTACGGAGGGGACATCATAGCGCAGACCGAACCTCGCCTGACGAAGCTGGTAAACGATGAGGTGGAGCGCTTGCGACGCACCAAAACGGCACAGCTGCCAAAGTATACATACCCGGATCATATTGTGACGGCTGCATTGCTTCAACGATACAGTCGTTACGGTGTGGGTTTCAAAATTCACAAAAAGGACTGTGCTCCGATTCATGCGCTGGATGCGCAACGACCCACAGGAAAAACGATTTTTGGCGGAGGCCTACTGCTGTCTGATTGTGCTGCGGCTGAGAGGGCTGCGGCTGAGAGGGCTGCGGCTGAGAGGGCTGCGGCCACAAAATGGGAGCTGTCCGCCCGGGAACGTGCCATTGTGGAGTATTTGAACAGCCATGAAGCAAACAGACCGTGACCGCATTTCTACCCGCCAGCTGAACCGCCTGCGCCGCCGTATCCTCCGGGTATATGGCACTGCCCGCCGGGAGATGACAGAGCAGCTCACCGAGTTTCTTGCAAAGTATAAGCAACTGGACGAACGCAAGCGGGCGCAACTGGATGCAGGCGAGATCACCGAGGACGACTACCGCATCTGGCTGCAAAATCAGGTCTTTCAGTCAGATTTGATGCACGCCAAGCTGGACGGCATCACGCAGACCTGCACCACAGCCCAAGAGACGGCCTACAAGCTGGCCCGGGACGAGCAATACAATATCTTTTCCTTTGGCGCAAACTGGGCTTTCTACGAGCTAGAACAGGCCGCAGGCGTGACATTCGGACTGACCCTGTACAACACCGAGGCGGTCAAGCTGCTGCTCAAAGAGAATCCCAAACTGGTGCCAAACAAGCGCATCAAGAGCGAGAGCAACCGCACCTATGACGCCCGGGTGTTCAACCGCTATGTCATGCAGGGCATTGTGCAGGGCAAGAGCGTCCACGACATCGCTGTGCAGGCCGTCAACGGCATGGCTGATACAGAGATCCACTGGGCCATGAACAACGCCATCACAGCCCTTACCAGCGCCCAGAACGCCGGGGCGTTGCAGCAGATGCACAACGCCCAGGCTTTGGGCATCGAGGTCAAAAAGCGCTGGAACTCCACCCACGACTACCGCACCCGTGAGATGCACCGCCTGCTGGATCAGGAGACCGCAGACCTTGACGAGCCGTTTAAGGTGCAGGGCTACGAGATCATGTACCCGGGAGACCCCAACGCCGCCCCGGAGATGGTCTATCACTGCCGGTGCAAATTAACCAGCGCGTTGGTCAAGTACCCGAGACAGACCGCAGCCCGGCGGGATAACGTTACAAAAGCTGTCACATCTGACCTGACCTATACCGAGTGGTACAAAGCCAAAGGCGGCACAGAAGCCGAACAGATGTGGTGGGCAAAAGAGCGAAAACGCAGAAAGGAGAGCGCAAAGCATGAAAAATAAGAAGTTTGGGATTGTCGTAATCAACGATGACTTTTTCTTGAACTTTTGCCGTGATTTTAAGCCCCCGTGTGGTTACATTAAGCCTAAACACGCGCGGCCTTCCTACGGAAATGGCGCAAAGCCGCATGAAGCGCACAAACGCCTTATTAGGACAATGGAAGGATTTAGAAAATGAATGTCTTAATGTCAGATGCCGATTATGCGCCGTGGCTTATGGATGCGCTCAAGCTGATTGAAGAAGAGAAGGTCAAAAAACTTGCAGTAGTAGGCATTACTGCCAAAGGTGAGGTCATGACCGGTTATTATCACATGGAAATGTCCGATAAAGCTCTTGTTTCTGCTCATATGCAGGCTGACGCTGTACTGGATTCGGTTTGTTCCAACGGAGAGCTGATCCAAAGACGTTGGGCAGAGCAGGAGGAAGAAGGGGAAGAACCGTGATTCTGCCGATGGAAAACACCGAAAGATGCGTTTTTGCTGGAACAGGCAAATATGACATTCCAGTCATTCAGCCTGAAACAGACATCCGCATTGACAAATTGACGTGGATTCCTATCAACTATGCGTTGACGGCCAAAGACAAAGCCACAAAAGGCGTTCATTTTTACAAGGATGATTACCAATTTGAACGGTTTTGGAACAATCCAGACAAGTACATCCCTCTTTTGCAGCAGTTCGGCGCGGTATGTTCTCCGGATTTTTCTATTTACAATGATATGCCGTTTGCCGTGAATCTTTTTATGCATTATAAAAAGCACTGGTTGGCGGCGTACTGGCAGGCACACGGTATTCATGTCATCCCGACAATCCGAACTTGTGGAGTGGAGAGCTGGGATTGGTGTTTTGATGGTGAGCCAAGAAATGCCATTATAAGCATTTCTAGTCACGGCACACAGTCTGACCCATACGAGGCTGAATGCTTTGCAAAACACTTCCAGAAAACGCTCGAAGTTTTACAGCCAAGTGAAATTTTGTGGTATGGGAAATGTCCTTCGGAATTTGACTGGAACGTCACAAAAATAAAACCATTTGAGTTTGAAAGGAGCGGTTTTCATGCCTAAAAGTGACTCCGGAAACAATAACAAACGCGGCGGAAAAGCCAGCAAAGACGGCACTATCACGGGGGGGGGGGGGGGGGCACCCCAAAACAATCGAGGCCCGCTACATTGAGGGCCGTGGATGGCAGCGGGGCCGCTATGACACCGAAGTGCTGGAAGCAACGACAGACGGAAAGGGCAATTTGACGTTCGGGTATGCACAGCCAGACACAAAAGAAAAGACCGCGAAAACCAACAAAACCAACTATCTGACGTACAATGTTCAGGCGGGCGCTGTTGATGGAAAGTCTTTCGGCATCAACTGGGACAAGGTACAGTCTATCAGCGGCCAGACTTACAGTATGCGCGCAGAAGCAAAAGAACACGGCCTTTCTTGGGACGGCGCCACAAAATCGTGGAAGCGTAAGAAACAGCCATGAAATTTGAATACGACATCAAATTCACAGACAACACCCCGCAGCTGCATGAGGCTCTGGATTCATGGGCGGAGCGGGTGCTTACCATCTGGGGCATGAAGGTGCAGGACTACGCCCAGCTGCTTGTACCCACCGGCACGGCAGACAGCACAGGCATCGAGGGCTATGTAGGCGGTGCGCTCAAGCAAAGCCTGACCTTTGCCGTAGACCTTGCAAAAAAGACCGTGACCATCGGGTCGAACCTGTTTTACAGCGTCTATGTGGAGCTGGGAACGGGTATCTTTGCCGAGAAGGGCAACGGACGCAAAACGCCGTGGGTCTGGAAAGATTTCAACGGAAAATGGCACTTTACCCGGGGCATGGCCCCACGCTCATTCCTCCGACCGGCGGTGGAAGATCACATTGATGAGCTGCGAGAAATCGCAGTGGAAGAAGGAAACAAGGAGGCTTAAACATGAGCATTTTCGACTATGACGATAAAGAACTCTATAAAGTTGCCGTAAAAGTGGATAAGGTTCTTAGAGAACACCTTTCAAAGGAAGAATTGGAAATTGTGAGTGCATATCTTCTTACAATGAACAAATTTGCGGAGATTGCAGCCGCAAAAGAAGAAAAATTTGCAAAAGAAGCGTTGGACGAGCTTTTTGAAAAGGTGGATAAAAAACATGGATAACATTGTTTACACCGCTACGGTTGAAGGACTTACGTTTGAAGACATCAAAAAAATTCAAGAAATGTTTGAACGGAACAGCGACCCACGCGTTGACATTTCTCCATATTACCAGCAGGAGATAAAAGAACGGATTCTTTTGGTTGAAATGCAGAAAGCAAGAGAACATCTTCAGGAACTTTGCGATAATGCGTATGGAAAAGGAAATCGCGTTATTATGGTATCTTCTCAGAAATTAATTTAATACTCAGCGGTTGGCGCACAGCGTCAGCCGCTTTTTTATGCCGCTTTAGCTCAGGTTGGCAGAGCACCGAATTTGTAATCCGGGGGCCGTGGGTTCAAGCCCCACAGGCGGCACCACACCGGCAGCACGTCCGGCAAATAAACCTTATTGCCAAGCATGGCAGCCCGAGCAAGGGCGGAAAGGACTATCACATGGCACTCGAACGCAAGACTCTCCGGGCGATTCTGGAAGATGAAACGACTGACACCGGCGGCAAGCTCAAGAAAATTCTGGACGTGCTGCATGAGGAAACGGACACTTTGCAGAACCAGCTCGATGAGAAGAACGCAGCCCTCGCCAAAGCCGAAAAAGAGCGGGACGAGGCCAACGGCGGCAAGCAGGCCGCCGAAAAGGCACTGACCGACTACAAGGCCCAGCAGACAGCAGCAGCCAGCAAGGCGGCCAAGACCGCTGCATTTAAGCAGCTGCTCAAGCAAGCGGGCGTGCTGGAAAAGTACATCGACGACATTGCCGACGACTCCAAGAAGGGCGACGAGTTCGCCGCCGGGCTGGAACTGGACGCCGATGGCAAGGTAAAAGACGCCGAAAAGCAGCTTTCCAGCATCAAAACCACTTGGGGCGGCAAGATCGCCACCACCAAAACCACCGGCGCGAAGGTGGACACCCCGCCCACCAGTTACGCCGGGACTTCTCCCGAGGATTTCAAAAAGATGAGCCTTGATGACCGCATCAAGCTCAAGAACAGCAACCCCGAGCTGTACCAGCAGCTCCGGGCAAAGTAAGAAAGTGAGGCTATTATATGGCACAGACTGGCACTTTTGGCGGCTTCGACTTTGACGTTGAGGTGTTCGGCGACTACATGGCCGAGCAGAACACCATCGACACCAGCATCGAGGCTTCCGGCATTATCAAGGACGACCCTTCTATCATGGGCCTGATCGGTGAAAAGGGCAACGTCGCCACCATCCCTTTCTACACCGAGCTGGACGCCACGGCGGATAAGCCCCTGAACAACGACGGCAAGACCGACAACACCCCCACTGAAGTTACTGGCAACAAGCAGACCACCATGCTTATCCAGCGCATGAAGGCATGGAAATCTCAGGACTTCACCAAAGAGCTGACTGGCGCAAACCCGATGCAGCACATCGCAAATCAGGTCACACACTACTATCAGCAGGTCTGGCAGAATGTGCTTATGACCATCACGGACGCTGTGCTGTCTACCACCGATCTCAAGAAGCACATCTACGACATCACCAAGGTGGGCGATGGCAAAGTTACGACGGAATCTCTGATCTACGCACAGGAGGCCGCTTTCGGCGACCACGCAATGAGCGGGGGCCTGCTCATCATGCATTCCACTGTCTTTGCAAAGTATCAGGCAGCAAATCTCGTCGAGTTTGAAAAGTACACCACTCCGGGCGCTCTGTCTCAGGCGTCTCCCCTGGCACGCATCGGCGGGATGGTCGTGATCGTAAACAACGTCTTCACCTCCACATCCATCACCGATGCTTCCATCAACGGCGGCAAGGCCACGACTGCATACAAGACCTATGTTCTGGGTGAAGGCTCTTTTGTGGGCTGCCGTAAGACCAACTACGAGAAGCCCTACTACACCGACTACGACCCCGAGAGCAAGGCCGGTATTCAGAAGCTGTACACCAAAGAAGGCCGTGTCATTCACCCCAACGGCATGAGCTTCAAGGTGGACAACGTTGCCGAAGCGTCCCCCAACGACACCGAGCTGGGTGCAAAGGCCAACTGGGAACGCCGCATGAAGCTGGAAAACATCCGCATCGGCCAGATGCTTTCTCTGGGTTAAAAATTCGGGGGTGACTTTGCATGACCGTCCCTGAGCTGTGCGCACTGACGCACAATTTCTTTGACCGGGCAGACGACCCCATTGCCGGGGAGTTTGCCTTTGAGCCGGACACCGTTCCCGCCGGGGTAGTGCCGGGGCAGTATTTCCTCGTGTGCGGCTCCATCTTCAACGACGGCGTGCACAAGGCCGGGGACGGAGATCTGACCGCCGAGACCTTTAATGGCACGGTGCAGCCCATGCGTGTGCCGCCTGCCTTTGTGGCGCTTGCTGAAAAAATCGACACATACGACAAGGCTCTGCCCTCCGGCGGAGTGTATGTGTCCCAGTCCTTTGCCGGGTGGTCCGGCACGATGGCTACAGGCGCGGACGGCCTTCCCGCAGACGGCAAGACCCGCTATAAATCTGAGATCAACCAGTGGAGGAAGATGTGACATGGTCAATCCGTTCGCTGCATCCACCGTGATGCAGAGCTTTACCAAAAAATACCGCTTTCAGACCCGCAGCTATGAGCCGGACGGCGTGGGCGGCTTTGTCTCCGGATGGACAGACGGCCCAGAGTTTGAAGCCGTAGAGCGCCACGACACCACCGTGGAGGCTCAGGTTGCAGAGCAGGCGGCTACAGCGTCCACCTATACGCTGCTGGTCAACACCGGTGTGCCGCTGGCTTTCCCGGACTACATCAAGCGGGTGAGCGACGGGCAGACCTTTCAGGTGACGAGCGCAGCCGATGAGGGCAGCGCCCCGAAAGAATCCGGCATGGGTCTGCGGGCCGTCAAGTGCAAAAAGGCGGTGCTGCCGTGATGGGTCCCTCTGAGAGCATCAACCGGGCGCTGAACGCTTTTTTTAACGGCTTTGGCATCCCCGGCTATCTGGAAGATAACATCCCTCCCAGCGCAGAACTGCCGTATCTGACCTATCATCCGACAATTCCCGGCGGCTGGAATGAGCCCGGCACCTTCCACGCCCGGCTTTGGTACCCGAGCGCCAAAGGCCGGGCGCCTGTTTTACAGACCGAAGACAAGATAAGCGCAGCCCTTGCAGATGGCTTGACCATCGAGTGCGAGGGCGGCGCTATTCTTTTGCGCACAGGCTCACCGTGGGCGCAGCCGCTCGACAACCCGCCCGAGGGCTATCTGTGCGAATACCTCAACTTTGAGCTTACACGGCTTATCCCGTGAGAAAGGATCCTTTATGCCTGAAACTCTGGCAAAAAAATTCGCGGTCAATGTGCTGACCCCGGATGCGTTCAAGAGCATCCCGAAAGGCTCCGGCAATCTGCTTTCCACATTTGATCTTTCCGCTCCCAAAATCGACAGCACCAATGTCGTATGCGCCACGCAGGGAGGCGTGACCATCTCTTACAGCAACAGCATGGAGGATACGCTGGCTGACATCGACAACGCACCCACCAACACCAAGCAGGGCAATGAGGTCACCGGAACAACCGCCACCATCGCCTTTACCACTCCCAACGCAAGCCCCGACGTGCTCAAGCTGGCCATCGGCACGGCTGACATCGACACGGACGACCCCACCCATGTGGTCCCCCGCATCGAGGCTGCCCTGAAGGACTACAGGGAGCTGTACTGGGTTGGCCCTATGATCGGCGGCGGCTTTCTGGTTTGCAAAATTTTCAATGCCCTTTCTTCCGGCGGCCTGAGCCTCAAGACGGCTCACCGCGGCGGAGGCTCCATGCAGATCACTCTCACCGGCTACGCCGACCTGGAAAATCCCACTCAGGCCCCCATGGAATTTTACTCGATCGTCAAGGCCCCGACCGGGGACTAAGGAGGACATATGCGCAATATCATCGATCTCGACGGCACCGAATACCTCAAGCGCACCTATGAGTGTGCGCAGGCTTATAAAAAGTACGTGGCAGACTCCGGCGTGATGGACATTCTGGGCCGCGAGCCGGAACTGACCGGCACGGAGACGGACGCAGAGCGGCTGGAAAAGCGCCGGGCGCAGGCTAACAAAAACGCCGTGGACATGACCAAGCTGCTTTACACGGACAAGGCAGACCTCACCCTCGGCATCCTGCCCCTGTTCGTGGTGCTGGACAAGGACGAGGAGCAGCCGCCTACCCGGGTGCTGGCCTCTGCCATGAGCCGGGCGCTCCGGGATGTGGATTTCATGGATTTTTTTCAGTCCTTGATGTGATCGGCGCGGACGGCTACCGGCGGCTGGTATCCACCATCCGGCTGGATATGCTCCGGCTGCTGGGCAAGCCGTACATCATGGAGCATATCCGCGCCGAGGTGCGCAGGCATCAGGAGGCACAGCTTTTCCGGGACTATGTGGCCGACGCCATCGGGCAGTATCTCGGCATCCTGCCCCTTTACTCCGGGCTTGCATCCAGGCATTTCCCCCTGCTGCACACAAAAGAAGACACCCGCACGGCGGAGCAGATTACCGCCGACAATGCAAAAGCTCTGGCAGAGCTGTGCGGAGGAGGTGAAACGCCCTGAACATCTTTAATCTGGAGGCGACTCTGTCGCTGGATGATTCTGCTTACCGGCAGAGCATCCAAAACGTGCAGAACAGCACCAAAAGAGTTGTCACGGAGCTGGGCTCCGAGTACAGCAAAGCAGCGCAGAAAGTCGCCGAGCTGACAAAGCGATACAACGAATCGGCTGAAAAGACCGGGCGCACCTCTGCGCAGACCAAGGAGCTGAAAGCTGCTCTGGCCTCTGCCCGAGCCGAGCTGAAAGAGACCACCTCGGCTCTGAAATCGGCTAACATCGGCATGACGGAGTTTGGCGGTTCATCTGAGACCGCCAGCGGCTCTCTCACCGGAGCCATCATCAAAGCCAACCTGCTTACCGGCGTCATCTCCAAAGTAAGCTCCATGGCCCTGTCTGCGGCCAAGGATTTTATCCAGACCGGTATCCAGTATAACGCCCAGCTGGAAAGCTACACAACCGGCTTTACCAACATGCTGGGCAGCGCTGAAGCGGCCAAAGCGGCCATGGACGCCATTCAGGAGGATGCCGCCCGCACCCCCTTTGATGTGGCGAGCCTGACACAGGCTAACCAGCTTCTCATCAGCGCCGGTGAAAACGCGGGTTACTCCCGCAAGGTCATCATGGCGCTGGGCGACGCTGTTTCGGCTACAGGCGGCGGCAATGCAGAGCTGTCCCGCATGTCGGCAAACTTGCAGCAGATCGCCAACGTGGGCAAGGCGTCCGCCATCGACATCAAGCAGTTTGCCTATGCCGGTATCAATGTCTATCAGGTTCTGGCCGACTACACCGGGAAATCGGTGCAGGAAGTCCAGAACATGACCATCAGCTACGATACCCTGTCTCAGGCACTCATCGCGGCCAGCGAAGAGGGCGGGCGATATTACAACGCCATGGACACCCAAAGCCAGACCATGAATGGCCGTGTGTCAACCCTGAAAGATAACGTGAGCCAGTTGGCTGGCCTTATGACCGGCGATTTGTCCAATGGCATCGGAATGGTCATCTCAAATCTTAATGATATGACTGTGGCCGCCATAGAGGCGTATAAAACCGACGGCTGGATCGGACTTGCCGGGGCTATTACTGGCCTGTCTGACCCCATCAGCAGCGCAAAGGATAAGTTTGACGACTTTGCATCCTCTGCAGTGACTTGGCTTGACCAGTTGAGTTACAAGCTCAACCGATTTCTTGGCAAAGCGGCAACTGCCGATTTTGACACCTACGAAGAATATGCCGCCGACCAGCAGAAGCAGCGCAACCGCGACCGGCTGCGGCAGGATGCATTAGAGGGTGTCGGCATCAGCAACAAGAGCTGGTCTGAGCGGCAGGCTGAGCTTGCTGCTGCCGCTGGCACCGGCGGCAGCTCTATCACTACTGGCGGCAGCAGCGGGAGCTCTTCCAGCGGAAAGCCTGGCTCAAAGTCCACCACCGAAACGGTCATTTCGTCCATCTCCAGAACGGCTACGACCACCGCTCAGAATGCTCTCGGCACCGTGACCACCAGCATCCAGACTCTGAGCGAAAAGGTCAAGGACAGTGCGGGCAGCATCAAAGACCGCATCACCGAGACCACCACCGAGACCGGCAAGGAGATGGTCAACGGAATCGAGACCACCTATAAACAGGTGGAGACCAAGGTCAACGGCGTGGTGACCAAAACCACAAAGACATACGACGATATGTCAAAAACGCTGGCGGCTACCCTGACCCGCACCACCAGCAAGGTAGAGGGCGGCGTGACCACGGCGATCCAGGAGGTCACCAAAAAATACGCCGACAACACCGAACATATCGAAAAGACCGAGACCATCACCGAAGAAAACATCGTCGATGGAGTGGCCCGGACCACCAAGACCATCAACACCTATATCGACGGTGTGCTCCAGAACACCAAGGTCGACACCGAAGAGGCCGAAAAAAGCATTCAGGCTGCGCTTTCCCGCACCGAAAAGTATATCTCCGAGATTCAGGGGCAGTCTGACAAAGGCATTTTCGGGCTGGTGAAGTCTCTCTTTACTGACATCAAAAACAAAGACGGCAAGGCCATTGCCGGGGATGTGGTAAAGGTCATTTTCGGACAGGTGACGCAAGAGCAGCGAAACACCATTCTGAAATGGGCAGACGATGCAATGACCGCCATCAATGAGCACTACGCGCAGGGCGGCATTCAGGGGGCGCTGCAGAGCATTGCAGGCCTCTTCAGCAACGGCATCACCCCGGCGGTCAACGGCTCCACCAAAGAAGTGCAGAGCTTTGCCGCCGCCATGAAGGGCCTTTCCGGCACCGGAGGCTCTGGCGGCATCGTCAGCAGCATCCTCAAGCTGTTCGGCGGCGGTACAAAGGCTGCGGCGGCTGCCGGTGAAGCCGGGGCCGGGCAGGCCATTGCGTCCGCAGCGGGCGGAGCAGCCTCCTTCTTCCCGGAGTGCCTTGCTGTGCTGGCCGTCATCGCGGAGGGCGTTGTAGGCTTCAAAATGGGCCAGAACGCCCGCGCCCGCGAGGATTCTGACGAAGAGCGCTCTCTGGGAAGCAAGCTTCTCTCCGGCGCACTTCTGGCGGCCACCGGCCCCATCGGCTGGATCAGCTACTTTTTCGGCAAAAAGTTTGGCAAAAAGTCCTCGTCTTCGCCTGCTGCGGCAGAAAGCGCCTCGTCTGGTGCCATGAGCTACCTTGACATTCAAGACGCCTACTGGTACGGCAACGAGCGGGCTTTTGCGGGCTACGACTACCGCAGCGACCCCTTTACCTACAACCCCAACAACAATTCCGTTCCCAAATATCAGGCAGAGATACAAGCCCAGCTTGCAAAGCTGAGCACCGTAGTGGAGCAGTATCTGCCCGACGTGGCAAACCAGCAGATCGTGCTGGATGACGGTACCATTGTGGGCGCTCTCGCCCCAGGCATGAACGACCAGCTGGGCCATATCCAGATGCTTGCAGAAAGGGGCAACTGAGATGTACGAGATTTTTGCGTATCCCTACGGTGACCCCGAAAACAAGCTGACCGTCTATCAGCCGGGCAACCGGCAGGCTGTGGTGCTGTCACCCAAGCTCACCCGCGAGGTGAGCAAGGGCGGCAGCCTTACTTTTACCATGCTGCGCACCCACCCCTGCTACGAATCCATGCAGAAGATGTCCACCGCTGTGGCGGTGCATCAGGACGGCAAGGAGATATGGCGGGGCCGGGTGCTCAGTCACGAAGCCGACTGGCTCAACCGCCGGGTCATCTACTGCGAGGGAGCTCTCAGCTATTTCAATGACAGCTGCATCACCCCCTTCAACTACGAGGGCAAGCTGAAAGATTTTTTGGAATACCTCATCAAAGCCCACAACTCCCAGATCTCCGGCGGCAATGGCTACGAGGAGCAGACCAGCTACGACAAGATGAAAAAGTTTGAGCTGGGCAGGGTGACTGCCGCCCTCGGCGACCTTGTGGTGAGCTACGGCGACCGCAACCAATACGGCGTGGGCGAGGACTACGGCAGCACCTGGGACATCATCAGCAAAATGGTGCTCAAGACCTACGGCGGTTACGCTTACTGCACCTATAACTCCACCACCGGCATGAACGTGCTAAACTACTGCGACCAGGCATACGAGGCTGACCGGCAGACTGCCCAAAACATCGAATATGGCGTGAATCTGCTGGATTTTACCGAAAAGACCGACACCAACGACCTTTTTACCCGCATCTGGCCGATGGGAAACAAGCACACTGTCGAAGAGACCAAGACCCAGTGGAAGTACAAATTCCTGTGGTTTAAGTGGGGCTCGACTACTGTGACGACCGGCACCCACGAAGAGCGCTACGGCATCAACGGCACGAGCCAGAGCGCTGTGGACAAGTACCTCCCGAAGAAGGGTTACAGCTGGAATCGGGAGTACGGGTGGATCCAGAACGACGAGGCCGTGAAAAAGTTTGGCGTGGTCTCAAAAATCAGGGAGTTTGACACGGACAGCAGCGACGCCACCTTTGCCGCTGCGGTGCAGGACCTGGAAAAAAACGACCTCATGACCATGAGCTATGAGGTCAAGGCCGTTGACCTTGTGGATGCGGGCTATGATACCGAGCGGCTGACCTTTGCCAGCTTTGCCCATATCATCAGCAAGCCCCACAGCATCGACGTGATCATGCTCTGCACCAAGCTGGTGGAGCCGCTCGACCACCCGGAAAAGAAGGAGTACACCTTTGGCATGACCCGGCGCACCCTCACCGACCGGGCCGTGGCAAATCTGGGCGTGACCAACGAGCTCTCCGAAAAGACGGCATCCACCAGCCGGTATGCCAGCGCCACGCAGGTGGACACCACGCAGGCGGGCAAAACTGCCAGCGATTTTATCGACTATGCGCCCTCCACAGGCATGACAGTGGGCCACGCCAGCATCACGGCCAACATCCATTTCGGGACGGACGGCCTGACCTTCTCCGGCGTAAAAAACGGCACCGAGCTGCAAAGCTGGTCGGGCTCCTCCTTTGCGGCCCAGACCACGAGCACAGACCTCTCCGGCTATGCGGCGGTGCTGCTCACCTACGACGGAGACGCCGCAGCGTGGGCTGCTGCCGGGGGCAGGGGCCGAGCCTTTGCGGTGCTGCCGGTGAACGGCAAGACCTACTCCATCCTCTTCCCCGGCGCTCTGGCCCAGCGGCGGGACGTCACGGCGTCCAAAAGCGGCGTGACCTTTGGCAGCGGATACCGACAGACGGCGGCAGGCGCATGGGTGCAGGATGATACCGCCTGCCGCCCTGAGGCGCTGCAGGGCTTTATGTAAAGGAGCGTGATTTTTATGGGCAAGCTCATGGGGGCAAAAATTGGCTCTCTGCACACCTTGGACGACCTCGGCCTTTACCTGTTGGTTGGCAGCCCGCTCATCTCCGGGGCTGAGCCGGACAAAAAGCTTGTGCAAGTGCCGGGCGGCGATTTTCTGCTCGACCTCACCCGGGCCGTGGACGGCAAAGTACACTACCTTCAGCGCACCATCCGGCTTGACCTCAAATGTAAGGCTCCGCCGGATGAGCGCCGCAAGGTGCAGAGCGTCCTCGAAAACGCCTTGCAGGGGCAGTGGCTGCGCTGCGTGCTGGACGAAGACCCGGCCAACTTCTGGGTGGGCCTGTGGACAGTGTCGCCCCAGAGCAGAGACCGGCATACCGGCACATTTTCCATCACCGGCACCTGCAATCCCTACAAGTACAATGCCACCGCCTACGCGGGCGCAGATTGGCTGTGGGACGATTTTTATTTTGATGAGGACGTCATCTATGACGAGCCTACGGAGGTAAAGAGCCTGTGAACAAAACTTTCGAAGAAAACATCAACGACATCCGCAAGGCAAAGCGGGGCGTCGAGGTGCGGGAGGCCATGGCTGAAAGCCTTGAGTATGTGGAGGGCTTTGCCTCCACCGCTACCCAAAAGGCAGACGAGGCCGCAGCCAGCGCCGGAGCTGCCGCCGAGGCCAAGGAAGCCGCCGCCGCCTCTGCTCAGGCTGCGGAACAGCAGGCAGGCATTGCCACGCAGCAGGCCGAGACTGCCACGCAGCAGGCCGAGGCCGCTGAAAGCTCCAAAGCTGCCGCTGCGGAGTCTGCCAAGCGGGCAGAGGCGGCTGCCAAGGAGACCGAGGGCCGCGTCACCACCGACCCCACCCTCACCATCTCGGGCGCTCCCGCAGACGCAAAAGCCACCGGCGACCGCATCAAGGCTATCAAAATCGAGACCGACAAGACCCTCACCATCTCCGGCGCGGCAGCGGACGCTGCGGCTACCGGTGTGCGCATCAAACTGTTGGAGATGGTACATGGCACAGATGTAAGCGGTATCAGCTTTGTTACTGCCTTTGACACGCTGGACGGCGTAGAGCTGACGGGCGTGTGGAATAAGGCGGCGAGCCGGGTGGAGTTTTGAGGAGGATAAACTATGGCAACAACACTTGGTAATATGACGGTTGGCAGCATTGTCAAAATCAAAGTCAATGGCGCTTCCAAAGATTTTATTGTTGTCCATCAGGGCAATCCGGACACCAGCGTCTATGACGATAGCTGTGATGGAACGTGGGTGCTGATGAAGGACATCTACACAACGTCCACGTTCGGCAACAATAACTCCTACAAGGATTCCCGCATCCACACATACCTGAACGGAACGTTCTACAACCTCATCGACAGTAACATCCGGGCAGCTATTAAGCAGGTGAAAATCCCGTACCAGAACGGCACTGGTTCCGGCGGCAGCCTTGCCACTGGCGCAGCAGGCCTGAACACCAAGGTATTCCTGCTGTCTGGTTATGAAGTGGGCTGGACGGTTATGGATAGCGACTCTTTCCCGAAGGACGGCAGGCGGCTGGCATACTTCCCCAGCAGTTCCGGCGGCAACAGCAAGCGTATCGCATACGACGGCAGCAGTGCTGGCGTTTGGTGGACGCGTTCTCCGTACACCTACAGCTACGAAAACATCTCGGTCGTCAATACCAATGGCACCTACACCTACGGTTCCTACACAAACAACTATTATGTCCGCCCCGCTTTCATTCTTCCCTCTACTTTAATTGCCTCTAACGATGGCACGGTCTATGTCAACTTGGCACCTACCGTCACCACGGACGGCGCAGAGCTGGGGGAGAAGAACGCACCCTTCGACTTCAACTATACCGTTACCGATGCCAACGGCGACCTCATGACGGTGACGGAGAAGCTGGATGGTAAGACCACCAAGACCCGCACCGGCGTTGCCAGCGGCACGGCCCTGACTTTTGAGCAGGCCGCCGATGCTGCCGGATTCCAGCGCATCCTGAACGGCAGTCACACCATCACCGTCGAGGTGAGCGACGATGCGGAAACCGTAAGCACGTCCGCCACCTTTACCAAAAACGTCACCGGCGCACAGGTGAGCCTGACCGCCACCCTGACGGCGGACGACACCATCACCGTGGCCGCGCTGACGCTGGAGGGCAGTTTCCCGGCAGATATGAGCCTGACCGTGGAGCTGACCAATAACGCCTTAGACAACAGCCCCGTGTGGGAGAACTGCACCGACATCCAGCGCGGCGAGAGCCGGGCCTTTGTCCACCACGCCTTTACCAACAAGACCGCCGCCCGGGGCTTTGCATTCAACTACAAGGTGACGATTACCCGGGGCGAAAGCGGTACCGGAGGAACCCTGACCATGATCGGAGGTGTGATCGGATGAGCGTATACTACAACAAGCAGAGCCTGAAGGAGCAGCATAAGAAGCAGGCCGAAAAAGAGCAGCTGCGGAAGCTCCCGGAGCAGGTGGCCGCCATTGAGGACGCCCTGTGTGAGCAGGACATGGCATCGGAAGAGCGGCTGGCGACTATCGAGGACTCGCTGTGCGAGCTGGATGCAGCTATTAACAACAAGTAAGGAGGACTTCAAAATGGATAGAATCTGGGCAAACAGATTGATTGCCGGTACCAAGACCTGGGCAGAGATGCCCACGAGCCGCCGCACCGGGGTCAAGCGGGAGCTGGTCAAACGGGTAGCCGACGGTGAGATCAGTGAAGAGCGGTATAAGGAGATCACGGGGGAGGACTACAATGGGTAAGCTGCTGGAACTGCTGGAAAAGTTGGTGCGGGCTATCTTTGGCCCGGGGGACGAGCGGGACACCGGCGAATCTGAGCCTGCGCCCCAAGCCCCCAAGGCAGAGGCTGTCACCGGCTGGCAGGGCGGTCCCCCCTATCGCTTTGTGGACGTGAGCCGGTATCAGGGCTTTATCGACTGGGCGCAGGTGGCAGCGGCGGGCTACAAGGGAGCAATGCTCAAGACGGTATCCACCAACTACAAGCTCTCCAAGCGGTCGGACGGCCTGTATATCGACCCCACCTTTGAGACCAACTACCGCAACGCCCGGGCTGCCGGGCTGGACGTGGGCGTCTACTACTACACCTACGCCACCAGCGAAGCAATGGCCGATGCAGAGCTTGCCCTTCTGCGGCAGGCGGTGTACGGCAAGGAGCTGACCCTGCCTGTGGCGGTGGACGTGGAGGACAACCGGCTGGGCAAGCTGGACAAGCAGAGCCTGACCGACCTGACCGCCTATGCTCTGCATGAGGTAGAGCAGATGGGCTTTTACGCCCAGCTGTACACCTACACCGGTTACAAGTATGAGCTGGACATGGCAAGGCTGTCCTCTCGGTGGGACGTCTGGCTTGCCGACTACACCGGAAAGACGCCCAACGTGACGTTTAACTACAACGCCCACCAGCACACCAGCAAGGGCAGCGTGCCGGGCATCACGGGCAACGTGGACCTCAACGTCACCGAGCGCAACTACCCAAAAATCATCCGCAAGAAGGGCCTGACCCGTCTTCGGGAGGGCAAATGACCGAAAAAGAAGCTTTGCTGTGGGTGCTGGGCATCTTGGGCAGCCTGTGCGCTGCAGCCATCGCCATCGACAAGGTGCTGGAAATCATCCACAAGTACATCAAAAAGGCGCAGGAGCCGGACAACGCGCAGAACAAGCGGCTGGATGAGCTGGACAAGCGCATCGGCACCTTGGAGCAGGGCCAGCTTCAGCACACGCAGGCCCTCGCCCGTGACCAGCGCCGCTTTGACGAAATCGACGAGGTAAGCCGTCTGACCCTCGACGGGGTGCGCAATCTGCTGGACGCCCAGCTGTCCGGCAACAATCGCGAGGGGATGCAGAAGAGCCGCGCCGACATCGACAACTATCTGTTAAAAGGAGTGACCAATCATGGAAGCACTGGCAACTAAGCTTTTTGACCTTATCCCCGCCCCGGTGGCGGCAGTGCTGATGCTGGGCGGCTTTATCTTCTACGCCCTCGGCTGCATCCGGCTGGGCTATGGTGCCGCCGTGAAGCCTCTGGTGCTTGACCTCATCGAGCGGGCCGAGCACGAGATACAGGGTACAAAGCGGGGCGCAGAGCGCAAGGCGTGGGTCGTCAAGATGCTCCGGGCCGCTCTGAGCGCCAGCAAATACGGCAGGCTCATCAGCTGGGCCATCACTGATGAGACCATCGGGCGGGTGATCCAGTTTTTCTTTGACCGCATGAAGGCGGCACTGAGTAAGGAGTAAGACTATGAGCAGCACTACATATTCCCAAAAGTGGCCCAAAACGGCCATTTTAGCAAATGAGTTCAACTTTTTAGCTGTTAAAAGTCGAACTCATTGCGATTTTGGTAACGTCAACAAAATGGTGACGTTTTGTCACCGTTTCGCCGTGCTTGGCACTATGGTGCGCAACGCCGGACAGCTGCCGCAGCCCTTCTGGCTCGGTGCTGCCTGTGGCGGCGGCTCGTGTAGTGCTGCCCCCTGCGCTGCAAGGACTTGACCGACAGCAGATGACCGCCGCCATCAAAAGTGCACCGCTTGGGAGGGTAGACCGTAAGATAGCCTTACTGCGGTACGTTGAGCGGCTTCCGCTGCCGGACATTGCAGCGCAGACACATTACAGCCGGACAGCGATAGGCTACCGGCTGAAAGGCATTGATAAAATGCTGAATTTGTGATATACTCATATCGGTCTAAGTGTAAGTAGGGTCACATTTTAGAGCTGATTCTGCATACAAACAAAAAACCCCGGTGTTCCGTTTGGAGCATCGGGGGATTTTTTTGTTTACTTGAGATATTCCCGCAGCGCCTGCAGGATAAGCTCATTTCGGTTGCACTGCTCTGCATCTATCCGAGCTGCCATCTTTTCGGCGAGCGGACCCGGGATGTAGACCGTAGCCTGCACATCCTTTGTGTCCTCACTTCCGGTGCCAAAGATGGCGTCGCGCTGTTCCTCGCCAAGGTGCTCGAGCACCCAGATTCGCGCGACCTCTTCGGAGAGCGGCACGATCTGCTCGCCGGGGGCCGTCCATCCGTCGCCGCGGCGGACGGCGTACACAGTGGCCGCGTTGCCGGTGCCGTGGATAAACCACTTGCCTGCCTTGGTGCGGTAAAGCGTCTCCTCGCAGTGAGTGAGGCCGGTGTAGTCCTGATCGGACTCCCAGTGGGCCATCTTTTTGGCGGTATCGGTATCGTAGCGAGAGCCGTTGATTATTTTGCGCATGGTATCCTCCGTGTTATCAAAGTTATCGTCGTCTGCGGTTTTGGGCGTGGGAAGCCCGGCCAACATCCATCCCTTATAGCTCGATGCCGAGCGTGACCTTGAGCGAGTCCCACGGATCGATGTGGCGACCGCTCTGAATCCTGCTGCGATCCTTTTTGCGGCGACGTCCTCCGGGACGTCCTCGTCAAAAAACAGCAGATGATTTTTACGCGCCCAGTCCAGCAGATTGACCGCCTTGTGGGTGTTGCCGTCCGGGTCGATCAGTTGCCAGACAAGAGCCTCACGATTTTGCGGCCCTTTTTGACCTGCGGGCAACTCTAGAGCCGCCGAAGTGCCTATGGATTGCAATGTCTGCATACGTGCCTGGATCTCCGGGTCTGCTGCCCGGCGGGCCTTTGCCTCATCCGACCATGCAGCGTTGTTGATGTGACCATTTTTTACCCGTAGGGCAGCGCTGCATTTTTTTGAGCAGCATTGCTGGTTTACGTCACTGGGAGAGGCATAAAAAGGCTTGCCGCAGATAGCGCAGATCTTTTTTAGTGATTTGCCTTTATGGTCGGCAGGCGCCTGATCATAGGGAGGCTGTCTGGAGGGCGTGACGGGCTGCGGGGCGAGTCCGTCTTTCCTGCGCCGTCCTCGCTGGCAGCCGCAGCTCCTTGATATTTTTAAGGAGTTGTAGGACATGATCCTGTCATTGCCGCAAAGAGCGCAATGCACGACGACCATCGTGCATTTATATCCGTTGGGCATGATCTTCGCCGGTGCCGTGCCGACGATGGAGAGATCGCCAAAAGTTTTGCCTATTAACCGGTCGGCAAGCGGCTTTTTGGGCTCTTTAGCCTTTGGTGCCTTGGGCTGTGGAGGCTCTGCAAGCGTCCACCCTTTATAAGTGTGCAGCCCGTGAGGCCTTTCCGGGTGCTTGAGCGCGTACCACAGCATCTGGACGCCCTCGGAGATCCGGGCTGCGGCGTTGTCCGGTGCGGCATCCGGGAAAAACAATTTTACATTGTCCTGGCTCCACTTTGCTAGATCATCGACCTCGTGACGCTTGCCGTCCGGGTCAATAAGCTCCCATGAGTACAACATCACATCACCTCGATGTCATAATCGACGGTGCAGTCGGGAACCACGACATTGCCGTCCTCATCGACGGTGTAGTCGATGTCGCCGTTGGTGCCGTCGGCGTAGCTCTTGGCGTAGTCGGCCAGATACTCGACGTCCTCGACCTTGTAAGCGCCCAGATCGGCGTTGTACTCGAGGCCGCCAACCTCGAAGAAGTCGTTTTCGAAGTCGATGCCGGTGCGGGTGTCGGTCATTTTAATACTCAGGAGCTTGCTGCCATCATAAAACTTAGTCATTGTTGTTGTCCTCCTTATAGTTGAGTGTGTGGATTATGCCATGCAGTCACCATAGCAGTAGGTGTGGCAACGGGGGCAGAGGCCGCGGATAGCGGTCACGCTGGGGCGGCGAGAGGTAGGAGCTGCGGTATAGGCGGGACGCTCAAAGGTGCGGAGGACCTTGGTCATGACCTCGATGGTCTTGGTGGCCTTGTCGTAGCTGCCCTCGACGGTCTGGCACTTGCTGTACTCTGCCTTGTACTGGCTGTAGTGCATGCGAACGATGCCGGCGGCGACCTTTTTGGCAGCGGTCTTTGCAGCGGCCCAAGCCTGCTTGAGAGCACTTGCAAAAGTGTAGCAGCTGGGAATACGGCTGTGATTGTACTTGTAAGGTGCGACCCACTTGCGGTACATTGCCCAGGCGCTGCTCATGATCTCGTGCAGATTGTAAGCTTTCATCGTTCGTTCCTCCGTTTTGTTGTTCCTCTTGACACCCTTATTGTAGCACAAATAATTTATTTTGTCAACATAAAAATTGAGAAAATAAATTATTTGCGCTATCTTTTTTGTCCTTCGTTGTACCTTCGTTGTCTCTCCCGCCGGGCGGCTCTGCTACACTGGGCGCAAAGGAGGCAAGCGCCAATGTGGAACAAGTTCAGCCCCAACCCCCACGGGAGCAGCGTTGGAGATTGCGCCGTGCGTGCGGTAGCAGCAGCCACTGGGCAGAGCTGGGAGCAGGCCTACATTGGATTGGCGCTGACCGGCTTTGCTCTCGGCGATATGCCCAGCGCCAACCGCACATGGGGCGCATACCTCCAAAAACACGGATTCAAGCGCCGCCTTGTCGAGGCAGACTGCACCACCTGTTACACCGTGGCAGATTTTGCCCGGGAGTATCCGCACGGCGTGTATGTGCTGGGGTGTTCCGGCCACGTTCTGGCCGTCATCGATGGCAAGTGGTGGGACAGCTGGGACAGTGGCGCGGAATGCCCGATCTACTACTGGTACAAGGAGGACTAAACGATGCCGTACAATCCATATGGCTATCAAATGCCAAACTACTACGGGCAGCCTATGCCTGACCAGCTCACGCAGCTGCGGCAGAATGCCGGGTATCAGCCGCCCATGATGAGCCAACCGACAGGGCAAAGCTCCCCATCTACGCCTCCGATCATCTGGGTGCAGGGCGAAGAGGGCGCAAAAGCCTACATGGTAGCCGCCGGGAACAGCGTACTCTTGATGGACAGCGAGAACAGCGCCTTTTACATCAAGAGCACGGACGCAAGCGGAATGCCGCTGCCGCTCAGGGCCTTTGATTACAAGGAGCGCACCACGGCAGCTAAGATGCCCGCTCAGGCCGTCCAACAGCCCGGCGGGGAGTTTGTCACCAGGGCAGAGTTTGACGCCCTGGCAGCCCGCTGTGCAGCGCTGGAAAAGCAGGAGCCCACAAAAACCGAAACGGAGGTCAAGTGATCATGGCAAATCCTCTTTTTAATGCACTGGGCGGCGGCAAAGCATCCTCCACGGCCGGCCCTATGGGCCAGTTCGGCCAGATGATGCAGCAGTTCCAGCAGTTCAAGGCTAATTTTCAGGGCGATCCAAAGCAAGAGGTGCAAAAGCTCCTGCAATCCGGGCGGATGAGCCAAGACCAGCTCAACCAGCTTCAGGCAATGGCTCAGCAGTTCCAGCAGTTTTTACACTAAGTCGTAACCGTGGCCACGGTCGAGATACACTTTTTACCAAAAATTTCGAAAGGAGTACAAAATGTCTCTTTCTTCTGACAACATCGGCTTGACTATGCCGGTGCAGCCCGCCAATACCAACAACGGCAACGGCTTTGGCTTTGGCGGCGATGGTTCGTGGTGGATCATCGTGCTCTTCCTTTTCATCTTCTGCGGCTGGGGCGGTAACTGGGGCGGCAATCGCGCCGGTGCCGGCGCCGGCGTCGTGGATGGCTACATCCTGACCAGCGACTTCGCCAACATCGAACGCAAGATCGATGGCGTAAACAACGGTATGTGTGACGGCTTCTACCAGCAGGCACAGCTCATCAACGGCGTCCAGCAGAACATGGGCAACGGCTTTATGTCCGCCGAGATCAGCCGTGCAAATCAGCAGGCGGCATTCATGCAGCAGCTCTTTGCGATGCAGATGCAGCAGCAGAACTGCTGCTGTGAGACCCGGTCTGCTATCCAGGGCGTCAACTACAATCTGGCTACCCAGTCCTGCGAGACCCGGAACACCGTGCAGAACGCGACCCGGGACATCGTAGACAACCAGAACCAGAACGCCCGGGCTATCCTGGACGCTCTCACAGCTCAGCGCATCGAGGCAAAGGACGCCAAGATCGCGGAGCAGAGCCAGCAGCTCTTTGCGGCTCAGCTTGCAGCTTCCCAGGCGGCGCAGAACGAGACCCTCAAGGCATACATGAGCGGTCAGCTGGCCTACTACAACCCGCGTCCCGTTCCTGCCTTCCCGGTTCCTGCGCCGTACCAGTACGGTAATTGTGGCACCGGATGCGGCTGTAACGGCTGCGCATAACCAAATAACGGCAACTGACTACAATTTGTAGCCTGTTCAGCCCCTGAGCTGATTTTGCAAACCAGAGCGCCGGGGCAGAAGTCCCGGCGCTTTTATTTATGAAAGGAGCCGATAAAATGGCTGAATTTACGAATCCCAATATCGTGACGGTATCCGCCGGGGAAAATCTTCCCTTGACAGAGACTGCCGTAAAAGGCCCGGCCTGCATCGTCCATCGTGAGGGCGCGGGTATCGTGACCCTGCGCGGCCTGACAAACCAGTGCAAAGCCCGCTTCAAGGTGAGCTTTGGCGGAAACATCGCGGTACCTACCGGCGGCACTGCCGGGGCTATCTCTGTAGCGCTGGCAATCGCTGGCGAGCCGCTGAACAGCGCAACGGCCATTGTTACCCCGGCGGCAGCAGGGGACTACTTTAATGTGTTCGCCGCCGCCTTTATCGAGGTTCCGCGCGGCTGCTGCGTGACCGTGGCAGTCGAGAACACCAGCACGCAGGCGATCGACATTGCAAACAGCAATCTCATCGTCGAGCGGGTAGCATAAGAAAGGAGATAAAATCATGCTGGATAAACTGAATCACCTGAAGGATGAGATGTGCGACGAGCTCATGGAGCTGACCGACAAAAAGAATCGCTCTCCGGGCGATGTTGAGATGATCGGCGAGATCGTGGACATCATTTTGGACATTCACCGCATCGAGGATTACTGCGAGGGCGGCGAGTACAGCCGTACAGGCGAGTGGGAAGCCGACATGCGCGGATCCTTCAACCGCGACGCCGGGAACGGTTACAACCGGGGCAACAGCTACGCCAACCGTGGCCGTCACTATGTGCGCGGACACTACTCCCGCACGGATGGCCGTGATCGCATGATCTCTGACATTGAGGACATGATGCAGGACGCCACCGGCGCAGAGCGAGACGCTTACAAACGCGCGGCGGACATTCTGCGCAACGCATAAGGGAGGAGGGCGGCAAGTATGGACATCGACGAGATCAACACCCATATCCACAAGCTGAAATGCGGATCGACGGACTGGCAGAGCGTGGAAAAACTTGCCGCCCTCTGCACCGTGAGGAATGAGCTGGAAGAAAAGCAGGCGCCGGCAGAAATGCAGACTCAAGCGCTGCCTCCCGCGTCGTACCCGGCGGCATACTCCACAAAAGCAAATCCGCAAAGCGAGTTCGTGGAAGCTGCCAGCGCCGCGCCCTTTGGAGGCTTGATGGAAGTGCTTGATGAGCACATGAGCGCCATAAAGCTTGCATACCCGAAAGAGTATGAGTTGGTCATGCGGAAGATAACCGCATTGTAAAACGACACAAAATGTGTTATTTTTACATACAGCCAAAACTTGAAAAGTTGAATTTTTAAGTTTGATAAGCTAACACGAGACTAACAAACTTTGAG